GGACTTGCAGAGCCCCAAGATCAGACGCATTTGCCCTACGGCCTTGCAACAACTGATTTGATGTATTCCGTGTAAATTGCTGAATAGCTGGCATGTTAAACCCTAATTAGTTTCGATGTTCCTGAAAGAAGATTTGCACCTGCGCCAATCATCCCCGCAGTTTTGGAGGATTCCGCTTGCATGGAATCTAAGGTCGCTGTGTTCTCAAACCCTGCGGCGCGTAATGCTCCATCGGATTTAATGCTCATAAGCTCTAGTTCTTCCTGCATGGCATTACTTTGAAGAATATCCCCTGTGCTTCCGCCGAAACCTGTATTATTCGCACCTGCACGTGCGATATTTGAACCCAGACGTAAACGGCGTTCTCGGTCTTGTATTTCTAATTCTTCTTGTGTTTTTTGCCGTGACAGTGCTGCATTTTGCCTTGAAAGTTGTGCGTTGTATTCTGCCGCAGATGTTTGTGCAGAATTGCTCTGCATAGCACCGAGTCCACCCATTAAAGACCCTAATGTCCCTAATGTCGTTGCGAGACTAAAAGTACCTGCTGTTCCGAATAAACCAGCTGTTGCCGCTGTCGCCGCCGCTGTTCCTGTTGCCGCTGTCGCCGCTGTACCAAGTGCCAGTGGTGCAATAAATGCCATTATTTATACCTCGCATATAAGTCATATGTCATACCGTCAACTCCATAATTCTTCATTCCTGTCTCTGGTGTTTCATTGCGGAAACCAAGCATCTTCACCCATCGATGCCCTGCGTCAAAATCACGGCGCACAGTTGTTTCTATGCGCTTTGCAGGGTGTTCATCTAAAACCTTCTTCACGATGCGTGTTAAAGCCACCATGTTCTTTTCACTGCCCTTAGGAAGAATTGCCCATGATGTGCCAATATGCGCGTAAACCATGGTCACGCCTGCTATAATCAACACTTCACCGTCAACAATCCCTGCATAACTTCCAGGCAGTGACGTTAGTTGTTCTCTATAGTTCGGATCACTCAAAAATCCAGACACGAACATTTGTTCATCTTGCGGTTCAAACCCTTCAAGATGTGCGTCAATCAAAGGTACAGCTTGCATTTAACCTCTGTCGTATGTTGTGATTTGTGGCATAATTGCCAGTAAAGTGACTGGGAACACACCGTCATGCGAAAGATACATCACACCGTCCGTGTCATATCCTTCATCCCACGGTAAAAAGTCTGTATCTCCACTGAATAACGCCGCGGATTCATCATAGGCTTTCCTCTGGTCAAAATCGTATTCTTGATACTCTGTCGCTGTTGGGCCGTAATACAGACCAAGCGTGTTCAACAAACGCACCACAACACCTGTAATTCTCTTTGTCTTACCTTGTGCAACACCGTCTTTAGAGCCAGCCTCGATACGTTGAGACTTAAACGCCCATGTATTGCTTAATCCGATCTGGACTGTACTGCCTGTTCTGTCGTTTTCTAATGTTATAGAGCCGTTTGTAACCGTAAGATCAGGGTGTGAATAACCATCGACCATCACTTTAACGGTCTCGCCCTCAAGATGACTTAATCCAGAAATAGAAGATGTTGCAGAACCGTCATAAGTTAACGCGCTATCAACACAAATAGCGTCCTCTATCGCAATATCATCTTCATAATACCGTGTCATGTATTCAACATATTTCCGTGTTGTTCCGTCTATCGTGCGCTCAACAATCATCCACAATTCGTCACGTGTTTCGTCTGACGATGGTATAACGGATAGACACTTTACGTCTGTGTCTGTACCGCCAATGATGTGGCGGTGCGGTGCAAATACAGCTTCATCAGGGTAATATGTCACACCAATGATGATACCGTCACCACGCCGCCCCCATATCGTGTTCAAAGGCTCTTGCTGAAAGGCAAATTGTGTAATCGTATTTCGTGTGATGTGCTCACTTGTAATTGTTAAGTCACGCGGTTTAAGCTGGTCTCTTTCAAAGTTATAAATCAAATCAAAGATTTTACGCTTGGCGCGTTGGTTAAAGACCAAACCAGACTCAACCTCAATCGGTTTAATATAAGCACTCCCCTGACTGGAGAACCTGTCTGCTTTTGCATTATCTGGCGTTAATATCTCACCAGAGACCGATGGGCGCACAATCCATTCACTACTTGCCGTACCAATAACCAAACCACGGCTATCATTGCCAGCCCATTGAATGACGTTCACATCACCAGACTGCAACATGCCTGATATAGCTGCATCATCTGTCACCGTTCCATCACGATCAGAGGGTGCATATAAGAACTCCGTATCACTATACCCACCTGTACGGCTTAGATCATACCTATCTGGATAACTGTCACACCCCATTAATGCCACACGGTTTTGAAAGAATGTAATCACACGCGGCCACCCTGTCGTGTCGCTATACACCCCCATGCGCCAACTTGTCGTTGCTGTTCCAGCTGATGCGTTCTCACCGCGTATTGTTGCTGTGACATGCGTTGTGTCTGTGTGTGCTGTAATCTCAAGCCATGTCCAATTGTTATTGGAATCTTTCCATCGGATAAGGCGTCCAACATCTGTTGATAAGAAACCAGAACCGCCATTGATGCCAGTAACAGCACTTGCAGTCACGGTCACACTTCCTGATGTTCCAGAAAGACCAAGTGTTGTTGTGGTCGTGTTCTCGTCAAGATACGGGCCATCTTTAAAATCCATTGTATTTGCTGTCCAGTTGGTATGAGAAGACCGCACAAGACTGCGTGTCTGATAGCTGCCATGAACAAGATACAGGACATCTGCGCTCTGTGCGTGTTGGAAATTCTGTGTTCCATCAGCCGTATAAAGATCAGATGATGAAAGGGGCGATGAAATCTCATAAATCTGCGCAACTGTACCACCAGACGTGTATGTCGTGTAATTCGTGCTATCAATATCATTACCATCAATATCTTTTAACTCGAACGTATTGTTCCCTGTATTGACATTCGCAATAACAAAGAACTTCCCATTAACCTCTGTCATACCAGAAACACCAGAGATATAGACTTCCTTACCGTTGGTATAGTTATCCGCACCTGAATACGTCACAACAGCAGGATCGGCTTTTGTAATTCCTGTAATATCTTGTGTCGCCTCTGTGATAATCGCGTTATCTCTATAAAATCTAAAATAACTATCACCTGCTTCAATCTGATACGCTTGCTCCACATTGAATTGAAACGGAATGAGAACAGTATCATTCGCGCTATTCTTCACCTCTTTAACGAACATTGTTCCACCACGTCTTGTGGCTGGCCCTTGTTTCAAGGCAATAAGGTTCTGTAGCAACTGGCAGGAATCAGGAAACCTTTCAAGGTTTATGTGTCCAGTCATTAACGGAGACCATTCTCCCGCGTTAAAGCTGGTTTTCATTGGTGTTGCTCTAACCATTATGCGTTATAATCTATCTCGTCATATACATAGCTGGATTCTCTCTCTAACAGCCATTCATCTGTTTCTAGGTCTACGGAAGGATTTTGGATTGCGTCACTCGCATATGCTTTCTCAATGATGCGGTCACGCTCTTGAATAAGAATTTGTTTTTTTGTGTTGCTTTGCGTCAACTCTTCGCAAGCTTCGACAGCAAGCTGTGCAGCAAAAGCCTCTGTGAATAAAGCATCAAATTGCCCTGTATTCGTAATACGGCTGATATATTTGATATAAATAGGTGATGTTGAGTTAGTCATGATATAACCGCCCTCAATCGTATAGTCTGGTTTGTCTTTGATAGATAAGAGGGAAAGAAAGTCTGACGGAAGACTGTATTGTTTTGACCAGCCCCATGCAGGTGTTGAACCATCTGCACCAATCTGCTTACGCTTCACGGAAAAGTTCCAAGGATAAGCCTGTAGCATTGCATCGCGGACACTATCCCACATAAAACGAATAACATTCGCACTCTTCTTATCTACGGTATCAATATTAGACACACGCTTTTCTCCGAGCTTTGATAAAGCACGGTTCGCAATTCCTGTTTTACTTGCCATGAAATCCCCTTAAAAGAAAAAGGGGAAGCCCGAAGACCTCCCCTAGTTCATTTATTCAGTGTATTCGACACGCATCGTTACGGTCGCCGCCGCTGTCGTACCTGTATCAGTTGTTAAGCTGATATACAGATCGGCATAGTCTGGACGTGATGTAAGGCTTGCCAGTTCCCACAATGCCTCATTAGCCGTCTCAATGCCCTGGGCAGAGAAACGATAATCAGTCATAGCAACAGCCGAGCTGTTTACATCAATGTTGTTAGCGAAAGCGTCCGCATCAACCGCTGTGTATGTACCGTCTGCGTTTTTCTTGTGGACACCGATGTCAACTGTACCGGCATCACCAAGATCATCGCACCCGAACTCCAAACGATGGATAATCGCATCAATAGGCAGACGAAATACGATTACATCATCAGCATCGGCAGTATCTGCCAACTCGAATGTGTCAACCGCGATTTTCTTCACACCACCATGAAGGCGACCATTCACAGAAGTAAACGGTTTGCTGTCGAAGTTTGTAATATGAGTTCCTTTATATGTCGTCATGATTATGCCTCCGAACACTTGATTTCAAAACATTTAGCTTCTTCCAGTCGGGTGAAACCCTTCATCATAGAAGCCTCCGCATAGTCTGGATCGCCTTGCAGATCAGGACGTGTACGTAGCACACCAGAAATTTCTTTCCAGACACCACAACCCATACCTGACGGCACCCATACAGGAAGACGACGATAATCGTTTGAGTCAGTCGGAAGACGTGTCGAGATGATGAAATTCATATTCAGGAATTTCCGCACCATACCGTCAACCAAGACTGGTCGCTCGTTAAAGTCCGTGCTTACCACTTGAGTTAAAGCCAGCAAGTCATCATGCTGTTTTGGTGAAACACCGATATAGATTTGCTCCATATCAATATCCACGTTATTGTCCAGCAATCCTTTTTGAACCAAACGCAACTTTTCAATATTTAGACCTGTCGCACCACTTCCACCTTCACTTGCGGCAATTTGATTGCCAGAAGAAAACTGTGTATTGGTCGAACCTGTCTCACCAGTTTGCGCTACACCGAAGAAAGCCTCTGTGAAAAGGTCGTCTTCTGTACGGTTCAATGCAGCAACAGCAGAACGTGTATATGCACCCTGCGGTGAGATGTTTGTTTGCAGAAGATCAATGTCGTCAATGACCTTACCCCAATCAAACATACGCGGGTAAACCCAACGTCCGTCATGTGGTACATCTTGGTTCTGTGCTGGTTTTGCACTTGTTGAACGTTCCGTTGCTGATGTGCTGTCAATCTGCGACATCATACGGAAAGCTTTGTTCCCGCTTGCGGTCTGCTGAATTGCGTAGGGCGCAAGCTTGGGAGTCATTTGCTGCGAAAGTAATTCGAGATTTGTCGAATACTCCTGCGAGCGTAATGCTTGAATATCAGTCAAGATACTCTCCTTTTGTTAATGTTGATTTTAAAAAACAAACGGATTCAAGCTTGTCCCGAACGGGGGCATGTCCTACGCGCTTATAGTCCGCGCTGACTGTTAAGTTTCAGGGGGGGTTAACCTTGTCTGAAATTATCCTGTAATGATTGTGTTAAGACGCTTCATCTTGTCCAAGTCTGGACCAACGCCTTTGTTGTAATTCGCCAACCTTGCGGGGTCTGCCTTGATTTCATCCATCAAGGTTTTCTTATCCGAAACGGCTTGCTCTCTTGTGTATCCATACGGGCGGTCTCCGCTACTGTCCGGAACACCATGTTCTCGTTGTGATTGCCCTGCATTTGCGAACATCTTCAACATGTTTGCTGTGCCGATTGCGTTCTCAATCTGTGTCAGGAACGCTTCTTTATCGACACCATCTGGCAATGTATTCCGAACAAAACGCCGTGCCATTTCCTCACGTTCTGGAAACGCCGCGCCCCATTCCTTCTCTAATCCCTGTAATTCGACTTGTTGCTGTTTGCTAACCTCTTGCATGTATTGCGCTTGATATTCCGCATCTGCCGCCGCCAATGCGTTCAGCTGATTGTCATTCAAGCCCACTTTATGCGCGACCGATGCCATAGACTGCACACGGTCTTCATTCACCTGCACACCCTCTGGTAACTCTAAATTGTACGCATCGGGGGTCTCTGGTCGTCCAAGACGTGTATAAACTTCATCCAAAGAGCCATCTTCCGTCATATCCTTCGGAAGTTTTAAAATCTGCTCTGGCGCAACACCTTGAAACTTTTCTAAATTCTTATATCCTTCAACGGCTTTTAATGGGTTATCCCAGCCTTTGTTCTGGATATAACCAATGGTTTCTTCATCTGCGCCGTTGTACCAATTATTTTGCTCAACTGCTTGTCCTGCTGTTTCGGGGGCTACGCCTTGTCCTTCCATTTCAGGGGCTTCTGACATTCTATTCTCCTTTAGTGGTTAAAAATCATCGTCGGGGTAATCCTCGACATAGCCGTATATCTCCTCGATATCGACTTTCATCATCTGCATAATCCGCAAGAACACTTGTCTTCGCCCTTCGCGTTCACGCATCTGCTCGTTTGAAACCTCTGTCGCACCGTCACCGCGTCCTGTTGTGGCTGTGGCAAAGCAAAACGCACGTAAATCCGCAATAACGTCATGCGCCCCTTCATTGCCAAATGTCAGCCGATATGAGGTTTGTAGGTCTTTTAATTTGTTCTTACTCAAATGATTGCGCCTGTGCGATATCCTTTACCGCGCCGGCAACCTGTGGGGCGGCTTCAAGGATTTGTTGTTGCTGTTGCTGTTGTTGTCTTGCTTGTGCGATCTGCGCCATTTCTTCATCAGAATGAAACAGTTTTGCTGGTGCGCCATTTGCATCACGCATCAAGTCGCCGTATTCTTTCCAGTCCACACGATCAAGAATTGACTGGTCGATCTGCGCCATCGGCAAGAGAGACTGAATGGTACGCTCCGCCCCTAACGCCTCTTCACTTCGCATCATGCGCGATAGTGGGTTGGTATAAACAATATCGAACGCACCGCCCTGTTCTTTCATGGCATCGGGCAACTCAAGGAATTGACCATCTTCAAAGATTCCATATTCCTCATAAATCGCAATTTCACGCATAATCATCGGCTCTAACAGCTCTGACATTTGACGTCCTGCTGTTGGCGTTAATAACTGCCCCTTCTCTTGCGCTCTCTGTAAAACCTCTGTCGCGGTCATTTGCGGTGCATCAACAAGGATTTGAAACAGGTTTAAGAAGAACGCGCGGTTGATAAACTCACGGCTCTGCTCCATTCCGTCATTGCTCGTTGGAATAGACACACCAGATTGATACGGACGCACCAATGGATTACCATTCATGTCCAATGTTCCGTAATTCAACTTCCCATTCTTCATGCTGAAACGGCGCACTGATAATTCATTCGCTGCCAAGATAGGTGGATCAACAGCCAAGTGTCTTGCACGTAAGTCTGTCTTACGCATCGCATTCAACATCTTGATCTCTGACAACACAGACATTGCAGGACTGCGCCCATATATTTCATTCGGGCTGGTTGTCCATCGGCTGATGATGTAAGGGAAGGAATGAAACCCACCCACATCAATCAATTCATTGTCTTCGATAGCCACGTGATAGCTGATAAACGGCATACCTGTCTCACCGTCGTCATCAGGCTGAACAACATGAAGAAAATCTAACTTCTTAGATGGCTCTTTATCCAGACACTTCAAAACACATTTCGGAGCTTTGTCTTTGAACTTCTCATGCGCCTGTCGTGCTGTGAGGCGATATTTACGGTAATTGACATCAATGCGTCCGTAAGCGTTCTCCATATAGCAATGCTCTGCAATATGACCAGACTTGTACCGAATGCCGTGCCCTGGCATATCTTCAACAATCATAATCCCTGTGCCGAATGCCAGAAGGCTCAAATAAACCTCATGGAGCTGTGACGCAAAGTTACTTGTTGCCGCGTATCGTTTCTTAAACAAGAACTCCGCTAAGCGGTCTGACCACTCTTGGGAGGCTTGATCGTCTTCAATCGCTGTCGGAAGACCAATACCGTGCCATTGTGATCCACGTGGTGAAACAACACCCTCAATTGCCGCCGCGCCATGATCTAAGGCAAGCGTTGCTGTGTCGTCAAACTTCTTAGATGTGCGTCTCTCGCCCTGCTTTTTCTTTGAATTAAAGAACTCGTCCTGTCTTGGAAGAACAAGAGGCGCAACCTCTGCCCAATGTTGTTCGAAGACAGACCTGTCCCTCTCCAAATGCTCACGCTTTTGGATAAGCTCTGATGCAATACCTGCCATGTATTAGCCACCTAACAAACGTTTTGTCGCTAAACCGCCTGTGTCATCACCAACAACACCACGACCACTTGTGAGGATTGTTGCTGCACGACCACCCTGTGCCGCACGTCTGCGCTTTTCTTCTTCTTGCGCATCTGATACAGATTTGTTCTTCTCTTCCTCTGTCGGCTGTTCTGGCACTGAAACCTTTGGTGTTTTCGGCGCTTTAAGAATATTCAGCGGATTAATACCACCCATAACTTCCCCCTTTTTTACTTATAAACCATACGGATCATCGTCATATTCAACATCAATCGGCATATGCTCTGGCGCATAACCAGCTGTATGACCAACTGGCATTGAATCGAACCCAACTGCATATGTTCTGAAACCATCAGCACCGTGTGATGCTTGGTCATGTCTTGGTTTGTCCTTCCAACAAGAACGGCGTTCATCCCATTCTTTGCGATAATTGTCTAAATGCCTTAGACCCTCCGCACATCTTGTCTCGTCAAACCATGTCTGTGTAATGGCTGGCTTACAGTAATTTTGTATGTCCTGCCCAACATCAGACGTTCTTGGCACAATCCGAATAGGATTAATACCGATACCCTGCGCTATACTTCTGCTTGTCTGGACTTCACGCCCTTGAATACGTTTGCTACCATCATGCGGCCAGATATGCTCTGCATACACATAGCCCTTGCTCTGCAACATATTGGCGTAATAATCCCACCCCTCATTGTTGCTCTCGTGATAGTCAATCATTCTGCGCTTGTTACCGATGAATTGCAGAAACCAGACCACCATTTCATCGTTCAAACCAATATCCCAAAACGTATAGACCTTTTGGTGTGGATCGTGAGGAACTGATGTGATCTGTCCTCTTTCACGCACCAACGTCATTTGCTTGGTGTAATATGCCCCCTCCATAGACTGCTGGAAGGACTCTGCAGGTGTTGACGGATACTCTCGCAACATATAGTCGCCCTGCTGATCTCTCTTCTTCACGTACCACGCTTTTTGCTCTGGCGTTAAATCAACACCAAGCTTTGCAAAATACGCCTGCATCTCAACATCTATAGACGTAGAGCTTACATACGGCTCTTCCAGAACATATCCTGTATTCTGATACCACGGATAAAAGAACAACTTCGGGTCAAGCGGTGATAAAGGCGCATTGCTTTCTTTCAGCCTACGCGCCACTTCGCAAATCTCGAAGAACTCCCCTTGGTTTCCTTCTGCCGTACTCTCGACAAATATCAACTGGCCTACATCAACCGTGTTCAAAGCCCCTGTTTTGATCTCAACCGCCTTTTCAGGGTATCTCGCCGAGATTTTACCGTATTCCGATACGTGTAATATCTGATACGTACCACCACGCAAGGACGTTCCGATACTGATTGACGAGCCATTGTTAAACACAATCTTACGCGCTGTGTCCGTTGTGGACGTTAATTCAGCCTTTAAGAACTCTGGTAACTTGTCATAGGCGTATTTTACCTTGTTCTTAAACAAATCCTCGGCATCGTCTTTGGTCGCCGCAACAACACCACAGGACTTGTTACGCTTGAATAAACATTCATCAAGCATGAAAATCATCACGAATGTCGAGAAACCTAACTGACGCGCCTTGAGAATGACGTTGTAACAGTGCATATTCTCGTAAAGGTCACGCTGTGCCACGTTCATTTTGAACTTAACATCACGCCCCTTTTTATCCTTGATGTGATACAGGTTGTTTAAACGCCATGTCTGGTCAGACAATAACGCCTTTAACTCCTGTTCCTCCTTACGGAGTGCTGTCATTATGGGTTAACGGTTGCGCTAAATGGTGTTGCTTCTGAACCACCAGACTGTGTGATAGAACCCTCAACCAAGAAGACATTTGTCGCAATATCTTCGAAGATGAAGTAATCGCCAGCCTCTCCGCCTGTTGCCGCGCCGTTCAAAGTCACAGTATCGTCACCTGTTTCTGCGTTCCATTGATAGCCTGTTGCACCTTCTGCATCATCATCAACACCACGCGCCGAACCCACAAAGGCATCAGACGTGTTTGCAACCTTAATTGTTGTGGAGTTTGAAGAAATCGCTGTGCCAATAACAACTTTATATCGCGCACCAGAACCAGAAGCCGCAGGCAAAACAATCTCTGCACCGTCTGCTTTGTTCACTGTCACTGTTTTTTCAGCATGTAACGCCTGTGTCAGTGTTAAATTCGCTGTTGTGTTCACAATACGCGCTGATAAATCCGCAACTGCATCAATTTCCGCCGCTGTCGCCGCTGTACCAAGCGTCGCAAGAGGGTCTGTCGCGTCAATCTTCTTAAACTCTTTCGCGCTCGCATCATAACGGACGTAAAAATCGCCACTGGCGGCCGCGCTTGAATCTTCTGATAGCTCGTCAATGCTCTTTTGTGTTAAATCGTACTTGTCACCCATGTTCTATTCTCCTCTGATTTTAAGAATTGGCGGCAGTATCGATGTACTGACCAGCCGTTACAATTTCCAAACGTGATTGATCTGCGGCTAAGAACTCATTTCCAGCTGTATTCGCCGCCGCAGAAACGGACGAACCACCAATCTTGTACCAAATATCCGCACCATTCGCGGTGATAAGAACGGCCTCTGTTGCATTGTCCAGTGCGGCAGACTTAGAACCCGCATCAATAACTTGTGTCGTTACACGCTCCCCATAGGGGCTTTTCGGGTTTCCTTGTTTCGAAACACTGCTCGGCAATGCACGTTCGCTAATAACCACTTCATTGGCCATCAATCATTCTCCTTTTGAATTTCATCTAAAATATTGCGGATAGAAAAAGAACCTGTATGCTCTTGCTCCGTCTTATCTCTCCAACCAAAGTTTTTCAAAGCGAAAATATCCCCAGAACGTCCATACTTTCGTAAAGAAATTTCATAGGCATTCTCGATATACAACTTCGCCTCTTTCACAATTTCCGAGAAACCTTCTCGCTTCTCATAGTCCAACAAAACTTGCTTGTTTGTACCAATGGCAAGGCACAGACCTGTTACTGTCCATTCCTCCATGGGTGTTTCGTTGAGATACTCCTCAATGGCGTCTTGCAAATCGCTAGGCTGCTCAAACTTCAATGGTCGTCCAACTTTATGCGCCATTAGACACCTCGCCTTTGTATTCAAGCACATGATTCTCATTCACCAACATATAACGAATTGGAAGCTTGTAATGATCTATCGTTCGCGCAGTGTTTATATCGAATTTACTTGTGATAAGAAGCATTTCTTTTTTCGGGTCAGTAAATTCTCTGCCATAATCAAGCAGTTGTCCTATTGCATGCCTATTCTCCGTCATGCTAATAGGGTTCTTTAATTCAATTATGTAATCTTTATTTTCGCACTCGATGTATATATCAATCCTTCGACCACGTGGTGCCATCCGCAATCTTTTTGTAACATCCTGATTAACAGTGTGATGTTTGTATTGATCACCTAAAACAACACGGCAAAATGCACTGATGTCAGAGGTTATAAACTCCTCCAGATCAATCTCCTTTCGAAATGGAGACTCCTCTTTAGCCATCTCTGATGTGTCCACATGCACAACACCATCTGGGTATGTGTTCTTGCTGCTGTAAATATCCAAAGCGTTTTTCCCTAAAAAAAAGAGGCCACCGTTAAGTGACCTCGAGTTTGAGTGGACTGTAATAAAATTGTATTTTCGTATGGGTCGTGGTGAGTGGCCTAGGTCTCCAGTTATTCCCCGACTTGGGAGACTCCACGCAACATTTAAAATGTTTCTGCTTTAAGCTTCATCAGGCGTGCTTATAGATGTCGGGCTAGATGTCACCAATGTCAGCCACTCTGGGTGACCCACGCGAAAATACAACGTTAATTGAAAAAGAAAACCCCCGAGCCGTGACCCGAGGGATGCAATAGGTACAAGCCCCATTGGGATTAATAAAATCTATAACCACCCCCTTCCATCTCAAATGCTAACAGGCAAACCTGATAACTCGATAATAACGGGCAAGGTATATAGTTTGGACTGACAGGGCTTGATACCTGCTTATTCGCGACTTAGTGGCCAATGCGTGAACCAGATGCGTACATGCGCTCCTTCTGTGTGTTTCCTTCAACACCGCAGTCCAAAAGAAAACCCCGCCGATTGGTTTTATCCAATTCTAAGCGGGGTGTTACTGTAATAATTATAACGGCTAAAGTACTCTCGAAGACAGTAGGCGGAAACGAATCTAACAAACTCTAGACACACTTCTTAAGCCTACCTATCTAGTATGCTTACTGAATGGGGTTTTGTCAAGAAAAATAAAATTATTTATTCTCATCTTCGAAAGGTTCATAGAGAATACACTCACCAAGCTTGTTTGTAACATCGGAAGTAACCTCCATTAATTGCTCGCTAGGAACATGAAAACCAAAGAACCTCTTAAACCTTTCCCATCTTGTTAATCTCCTCGGAAAATAAAACAAATCACCTTTTTTTATTCCGCTACCCCCATGAATATTAATTGTCTTGCGTTCCATGAATTAGCTCTCTCCTTTATTCTCATCGTAAAACTCCCAGCACTTCGCCTCGCTCCCATTGTACACATGGCATAGTGTTTCCTTGCCTTTTGCGCTTATCTCGAAGACTTCCACTTGCCAGAATGACAGGGTGTCGTGTTTTCTTGGTTTATTTATTTTCTTACTCAACTTCAACCGTTTCATCCTCAATCGCACGTTCAATAGCCATATCCAGAAACTTTGCATCAAAACACAGCTCTTTGAGGGACTTCTCACTCCAAGCTGTCTTGGTCTCGTGATTATCTGTTGTAATTACCGTGGTTATATCCAGAATTCTGTCTTGGTTCTTGTAGAGCCACTCAATGATATTCTTTACTGTAGGTGCTGTTGTATTAAATTCGATTACCTTACTCATTCTCCACCCTCCACAAACTCGATTGTTTTCTTGTCTCCTTGGATGGTGATGCGGATTTTATCATTGTGAAAACATATAAACTCACCAGACATCCGTGATATACGGATTTCACCCTCATACACTTCTGGCTCTTCCCACTCTCCGATGATGTCTAGGGCAGTAACGCGGAACATTGGCATAGAAATCCTGCCATCGGGTTTATGCCAATACGTATGACCTTCATCACCTTCATCGTCGTGCCACACAAAGAAATAATCTTTTCCAAACCACGTGGTATGGCTCTTTAAAACCACACACCGATGCCCCACTTTTGTGACGTACTGTTTGCCAACCTGTAAAGTCATTTACCGAACTCCTCCTCTGTATATGGATAAATACTAACCTGTGAACCCTGTTTCTTGAACGTGAATAACCCCTCCAACGAACCATCTTTTGACTGTTTAAACATCTCAAAGCTTGCCTGCATTGCGGCGCTGAACATTGCGCCAGTTTCTATGTCTTTAAATTCAAACGTAGCCGAACTCCTCCCCCTCGACCAAGAAGACAGCGTTAAACTTAATCTCACGATAGGAACTGGCATGTCATACTCAACACGGTCTCCCTCTTCACTTCTTGCCCACCCATCATAACCAGTTTGAGGGATGCCGTTTACGAACGTCATGCTCCATCTCGGCTGCTTGTCCAAATTCTTCAATAGTCTCATTTTACTTTCCCTTTCTCCGTTAAAATCAAAACAGTCTCCTCAACAGCATCAATCGCCAGCTTGTAATATCCGCGCTTGGTTTCATCGGTTAAGATATTCCATACGCCGTGCGGATAATCTTTGAGCATCAGCTTTCGTGCGATGCGTTGGTATTCGTATTTGGTGAAATTTGTCATT